GGTCGGCGAGATGAGGGACTCATCCAACGTCGGCGTGATGTGGGACTCATCCAACGTCGGCGAGATGTGGGACTCATCCAACGTCGGCGTGATGTGGGACTCATCCAAGGTCGGCGAGATGCGGGGTTCATCCAACGTCGGCGTGATGCGGGGTTCATCCAACGTCGGCGTGATGCGGGACTCATCCAACGTCGGCGTGATGCGGGACTCATCCAACGTCGGCGAGATGTGGGGTTTATCCAAGGTCGGTGAAGATAAAAGGATAAAATAAAAGAATAAATGAAAACAACACTTGAAAGTTGGCAACGTCATTACGACAACTTGACACCGGAAGATTGTGAACCAAAACAACGACCAGAAAAAGACGAACCAGACGACGATGGCGATTTTGAGTATCAACAAGCATTGAAACATGACCCGTACGGAATCGGGCCGTGGAAAGGATAGGGAACAATGACCGATAAAAAATCATGCGAGAATTGCGATAAGTGTTCTTTGTGTAAAAGGGTTGGTTTTAGAAATGCCATAGACGGCTGTTGTGGAATGTGGTCACGCAACCCGCGCCTGTGGTTATCAATCCTACCGGAAGAAACGGGGTGGTATTGGTATAAGTCGCTTGAACGTAAAAAAGATATGACGGTTTGTTTAAGATTACGTGAGTCAGAACTTGGGTTATTGTTTTGTGACGGAAGACTTCCGCAGCAGATAGATCAATGGCCGGGAATATGGCAAGGCCCGATCAAACCAGAGGGAGAATAAATGAAGACGATAGTGGAAATTAAAGGCGTATACGTCCCTTACATTGAAACACTTCAAGACGTATTGAATAGTCTTTTCCCAAATGCCGATATCACCGTCCGCGAACTCCCGGCGCAAGCGGAGCAAATGGGATGTTTTTGTGATTTAGATATAGGACAAAAACCCGACGCTTGCGTATTCGATAATGGTGATATTTGCGATTGTATTTACGCCGAAAAACTACAAAAGGAAAATAAGGGTAAAGCAAGTTGCATATACTGGCTACCCGTCCGCGCCCTCCCGCAACCGGAGCAGGGGCAGGGGGAAATTAAATTACTTGGCATTAAATGTAAATGCGCCAAGGGACATATTTGGAATTGTGCTTGTGCGACGATTTGGACGCAGATGCCCTGGTGTCCCGAATGTGGTGAAGATAGACAACCGGCAATATCGTTTTCTGGATTATGGCAATCCGTCCCCGGCAAGGTTGACGACAATTTATGTAGTATATGTGGAAAACCATTACATTCACCAAAGTTACCGGGTGTGTCTATGTATCATAAAAACTGTTCTGATAAAGAATTTGTGGCTTGCTGTGGAAAATTGCACGAAATCATCCAGTGGACGTATAAAGGGCCTCTCCAATACGGCGCGGAGTGTTCGGTGTGCGGCAAGCGGCTGGCGGATGAAAATCCAAGCGCACTCAAGGCGGCATGGGGTAAGGTTGAGGATAAGAATTCGTGCAAATGTAAATGCGATAATCCATTGCCAATATGCAAAACATTTAACCCGCGCCAATCGCCAATGTCCGATTATTGCGAATGCGGCCATCGCCGCGAATGCCATGCGCAGGTTGACGACAAGAACCTGTGCGTATGCCAACACTTTACGCCGATACCTCACCTATTAACACATTGTAATATCTGCGGTCATCACAAATCCTGCCACGCGCAGGGGGAGGAGTAGGGATGAAAAAAGACAGACTCGTCCAAGGTTTAATTTGCAATCTACCAGACGCGAAGAATATGAAAAAAAGATACGTCGCGGTCGGTTTATATGGTGAGAAAAACAACTGGCTTATAAAAGCGGGGCATACCAAGGGAAAAGGCAAGCCCTTTGTCCGTAAGTTGGCTCTTACTAATCTAGCCATGAGCGGCGTTATTAAAATGTTCGTTGATATTTCAAATGCTGAAATTAAAAAGGAGTCCCATGAACGCGAGTAAAATCTATTGGCCAGCACAATGTAAATGCGGACACGTTTACCTTGAAAAATACCAATTCCCTAAGCCAAACGACAATGGAGAAATCGGTTTTTGTTGGTGCGGTTTTTGCCGAACGAAAAGAATGGTTAAGCCGACAAGGGAGGTCAAATGAACGCTCGTAACACAGAGGAATACAAAATGCGCACTTTCCACTCCAAACTGTCAAGTCCGCGTCCACCAAAAAATTGTATTATATGCGGAAGATTTACTGACAAATCAGGAAGGTGCAGAAAGTTAATATGGGATGAATATTTAGGAGGGTATGACCATGAATAACACAGAGGAACTTGTTAGGAAGTGTTTTTGCAAGAGATGTAAAATGCCGATGTTTTCAAAGGATTTTAATTGCAGCACGACAACTTGCATCCACAAAAATTTTATGAAGACCGCCCGCGCCGCCCGTAGATTTTGCAAAATGGAGCAGGCGGAGAAAATTAAGAAACACAACAAGTTTATGAAAAATTGTTACAAAAACCGTGCTAAACTTCGCGACGAAATTAAAGTCAATGGAAAATGGATATGATCTTTGAAACACAATGCGGCGAAAGCCCGGTAGCCCCAACGTATTTACGGGGAGCCGAAAGCGGACAGCAACGTAGTGCTGTCAAATTCGAGAACGGGTCTGACAAAATCCCGGTAGGCAGACGACGTATGATCACTGTTACGCCAACAGGGTATGTATCGGGCGGTAATGATAATAACGTACATACCAACGTGCGGATTAGGGTGCATTGTGTTTCTGGTTTTCAAACCGCAACAACAAACAGAAAGGAAAGTAATATGGAAGATAGTGAAATGTTTTGGCTGGGGATATGGGCGCTAGTCTGTATCGCGTTTTGCACGCTTGTTATAACCGTCGGGCTTACGACTTACGCGATTAACAATAGCGCGTTTGAACATGGATACGAAGCCGCGAGTCTTCCGGGAATGGAAAACGGTAAATGGGTAAAAGTAAAATAAACAGAAAGGAAGGGAAGGATGAAAGTAGAACTAAAAGGTATTGAAATCGCAATGGGTGAAAAGTCGGTTAAATTGACTGTTGCCGAGGCAAAAGAATTACAGAAGCAATTAAACGATCTGTTTAATGAAAAGATAACTTACGTTCCATCTGTCCCTGTAATTATTGAACGGGAAGTCTGGCCGTGGTGGAGAAGATATCCAGATTATAATCAACCCTATTGGACAACCGTCACGACGCAACCTGAACCCATCGGCCTCGTAACTTATTGTTGTTCAGAAGAATCAAAATAACCCCTCCGGCGAGGGGGAAAGGGAGATATGTTTGAATTTGACATTAGGCCGTTAATTATTTTAGCCGGAATTGGTTTAATTTTTGGATTATGGAAAATTGTAGAAATTGTTTTGTGGTTTTTAAAACATATTCAATGGAATTAACAGAAAGGAAGTGAAGGATGAATGAAGATTATAAATTTTGGATAATAGTATGGACGCTTGTCTGTATTGGGTTTTGCGTTCTTGTCGTAACCGTTGGGGTAACGACGTATAAAATCAACAAGGAAGCGTTTGAAAATGGATACGAATGCGCATCGCTTCCGGGTGTTAATGAAGCGCATTGGGTAAAAATAAAATAAGCAGAAAGGAAAGTGAACATGGGAGATCAAAACAGATTTGATATTTTCTTTGAAAAACATATCGGAATCGGACTACGGTGGGACAATCATTATTTTGCCTTGCACCTGTCGTTTTCCATTCCGTTTTTAACGTTCACGGTTGGGATTGGTAAACGTAAATAACCCCTCCGGCTCGGTCGGGGGAGAAAGGAAGTGAAGGATGAATGATGAAGAAGCAAGAGAAAAATACTGGGAAGCAAAATATCTTTTAGACGAAATTATAAAAGCTGGAGCCGAATCAAAAAAAGACATTCTCGAAGAGTTAGAAAACGATCTTGAAGAATAACCCCTCCGGCGAGGGGGAAAGGAAATCAAATGGAAACACGCGCTGGTTACGAAGCGCATGTCGCTTGGGAAAAAACAAGAGGCGATGAGAACGAATGCGACGCGGAGGTTAGAATTAGCGAGAAAACAGGACATACGTCCGAATGGTGGAATTCTTGGTTTGAACGGTCGGACGAGTGGCGTGACGAAATTGAACAATAAACAAGGGAGAAAGGGAGATATGGGAACTGAAGCCGATTATTTAATTGACCAGAATTTTGACAGAAAACATGGAGAATATGGAGAGATTCAAACCGCTATGACCGAATTTATTGAATTTCAAAAAATAGCTCGTTTAAGTAGAAATTGCGTTATCACCGAAAAGATAGACGGAACAAATGCTTGTGTATTTATCGGTGAAGATGGTGAATTTTTAATCGGAAGTAGAACCAGATGGATTACTCCCGAAGATGATAATTACGGATTCGCAAAATGGGCGCAAGAACACAAGGAAATGTTACTCGGACTTGGTTTAGGTCGCCATTATGGGGAATGGTGGGGTAGCGGATGCCAACGTGGATATGGGTTAATTAACGGAGAAAAACGATTCAGTTTATTTAATACTAACCGATGGAACGATTTAACGCCGCCCCCGTTATGCTGTCGCGTTGTTCCGGTTTTGTTCTCAGGAATATTTTCTTCTACTGCCGTTGACGATGCGCTTGTAAAGTTGAAAGCCGAAGGCAGTCAGGCGCAACCCGGATTTATGAGACCCGAAGGTGTTGTAATTTATCAATGTGCCGGACGATGTTATTTTAAAAAGACGATTGAAAAAGACACTGAAGGAAAAGGAGAAAAATCATGAAAGGCAAACTTGAAGATGGAACGCCGGTGGACATTGAGAAGCCGGGGGCGATGCTGAATGGTGAGGGAAAATGGTTTGAGTTTGGAATATATCGCAAACCTACTGACGGTGAAATTTATACAGACTGCGACGCTATGTCACTTTATACAAAGTGTAAATCGGTTATGACAAGCGCAGGATGGATCGCCTCCGAAATTCCCCGCGCTACACCGGAGCAACTTCGCGAAATCAGAATGAAAGAGAGAGACGGAAGGCCGGTGAAAATTACTCCCGAAAACTACAGGGATATTATTTGGACTGGAAATGCGGACAGTAGTTTTACTGGATATGTTTCGGGTTATAAGGAAAACATCGGCAAATACTGCTTCGTCCTTGCGCCGGATGTCCAGAAGGAAAAACCATGTTTAACTTGTTCAAAAATTAATTGCCATTTTAGTAGCGCGGCAGATCGGGAGTGGTACAAGTTGACTGGTTGCGAAAAAGGATGGACACCGATAGAGCAACCGCCCCAGCCAGAGGAGCCAAGATTCACGGTGGGGGAAATTCTAAAAACTATTGACGATGAGCCGGAATTGCCCGGAAAGATGCCTGAAATCATGGAAACATATACGCTGGAAAACGCATTGCGTGCAGTAGTGCGAGCAACAAAACGAGGCATTCGCGAACGAGTTATAGCATTCACGGAAAGGAGGCGCGATGAAGGTAAGATGTAATGGATATAACGTCAAGACGTGCGAATCGCCGTCCATTTGTGGACACGGCGAACTTCACAAAAAGCGGCATGGTTGCTTTATGGGTCGTTGCTGGATAACTGGCGAGATTGTCAAATGCGTCCGCAAAAGGGGGAACAAATGAGCAACGATGCAGAAAAATGCGCCGACGATTTGATTGATGAACTTGAATCCGAGAACGCACGATTACAGGGAATTATCGAAAGGGCATTATCTGAAATCCCCGAACATCCAAAGTTGCCGATCGTTATTGATATTAAAGAAATTCTCAATGAGGCCACCGCGGGTAACGGGAAGCAAGTTCCATTAATTGCCGAACGTGATGCGGCCATAAAGAAACTGGTAGAAGATATGATCCGTGAAATTTACGGCTTGGCAAATTACGGCCCTGATTTTCATGTGGAATCAGGAAAACGATTCTTTGATCGGAAAGCAAAATTATGGCCAAAAGATGCAAGCGAGGCGGGGAACTAAAACTTCCAATCCACTTTTATGCTGTCAAATTTATTCTCCCGCTCCGGCTGGCTCATGGAATAATATCTTCCTTCTTTCTTTGTCCCCATGGAAGCCAGCCAAACATTCTTACTGCCCGATACATGCGGCTGGAAGTCCACCACCCTACTCCGACATAAATATTTATCTCGTAAAATAGATTATCGGCCTCAATTCTTTTGATCGGTCGCCCGCCAATTTTGCGGTGGCAATAAAGCCAGTCATGAAATAGACTACCAATTCCGTATGGGCTACCGTCTCCAGTCTTGGGATAGAGCCACCCCAACCACCAAGGGATTGACGCAAAGTCAAAAATGAATCCCTTGCGCGCCGTGCATATTTCCCCGGCTTCTGTGCGGTATGATAAATCTTCCGCCAGTATCCACTGGACGCCGTCCACGTAATCAACTCGCAACTCGCCGGAAAACCTTTTTTCTGGATCGGGAAAAGATTTCAGAGAATCAACATCGCGGGATGGTTTCTTTAATGGAATTTCTTGAAAGTCTTTCATTTCATCACTGCGTTCATTCCGGCCTTGATAATCATACTGACCACGCTATCCGTTACCTTTTGGAGTTCAACCAGATTGCAGGCCGATTGATACCCCTCCACGATTATCGTACTGGTCGGAGTTGTTACCGTAACTTTCGGGACTTGAATGTCCTTGCAAAAACTTGTCGCCGTCATTTTCCATGTTTCGGTTTGGACGTTCAACCGGGCGCACCCCACCAGAAGCAATCCCGCGATTATCAATGTTATGTTTTTCATAACGGACCTCCTATTCCAACAACTCCAGGTATGTTTGCCATTGCGTTATTCTGCGCCTTGGCCGTTGAGCCTTCCGAACTGTTTGACTCAATCACCCATACGGGCTTGCCGCCAGCCACATTGACCAGCCCTTGAACATCAGCAACCATGCCGGCAACCGAAGTACTATCCCCCTGGTTGACCGGATGATTCTTCGTTTCGTAGCCAATAAAATCCGCCTTGCTCGGAATACGATAACTTTGCTCATGCGTTCCAACCGGCAATTTATGTTCCACGCCATTGACCGTCCGGACTGCAAATTGTTGAACCAGCCCGATACCCATATCTATTTCCTCAATGGACAATCCCCTACCCGTCGTGATTGTCGGGCCGCGATTCGTTTCAATGCCGATTATAAACCCGTCCACTTTTGGCGCAAATGCCTTGGTTGCAATTTCCAAAAACGGCCCGATACGGTCGGTGAATTTCCAGAACGGATATTTTCCCTTGTCGTCTCGCGGACAATCAAAAAACACAATCACCACGATCTTGCCCCTTGCTTTCAACCGGTCAATGAATCCAAACATCAGGTCAACTTTCTGTTGATTCAAAGATGAGTTCATAAACTCACCGTTAAACGGACTGGATATACCCTCGTTGAGCAGGTTGAGAGTAATGGTATCTATCCCGAACCTATCCATGTCATCAATGTAGGCGTTCTGTTTTGCCACGGAAGTTCCATCGCCCCAGCCGAGATACCAGCAACAGTCAAGTTGCCCGTTGTATTTCCAAAACAGTTTTGATTTTACGATTAAAGGCAAACTCATAATCCATCCTCCACTATTATTTCCTGCGTTGTTTCGCTCGTTGGTTTAAACCAGCCACATGCGGGGCATTGAATATTCTCTTCTGTCTGCCCATCGTGAAAAATAAACTTCGCGCCGCAGTTGCCGCATTGCCAATTCTTGCCGCCAGAACCCACATCGTAATTTATTTGGATAAAATACAACCCCATCACGTCTTTCAGCCGCTGTTTGTTCCCGCACTTCGGGCAGGTTATCATGCCGTGGTTATGCGGCTCTTTGACGTTACAGTAAAATTTATTATCTATATCCTTGCAGTTATCGCATTCAATCTCGCAACATCCCTCGCCCAGGTGTTTCATCCATTGAACGAGTTTCATGGTTGCCCCCGCGTCAATTTTTTCAGGTCAGTTCTAATTTCCTTTACGTCGTCAAACATATAATCCATTTTCACGCACGCCCGCTCAATGACCTGGATTCGTCTTTCTTGATCGTCGTTGCGCTTGAATTCGCGGTCAGCATTCCACGCGACAATGGCGAGTGTAACCGTCAAAAGACCATTGACCGCCCATAAACCAGTTGCGCTAAATATTGTCGTTGGACTCATGTGTAAATCACCTTTCTATTTTTCCGTGTTGTTCATAATAAAAATCAAACCCACAAATTTTCATAATCCAATGCGTGAACAGACATGCCAGAATCGTCAACCCGCCGACCACTAAGATGCCGATCAAAAATATGATTTCCTTGCCCATCAAAATCCCCTGTCCTGCAACCATTTTACCAGTCGCCATAAGGCTGTGATGATTTTTTGTCTCATATTACCCATCCAAAAATAATTACCAGAATTACCACGCTGATTAATGCCGTTATTAACGGTATAATTTCCGCTATTTTTATGATTGTGAGTTTGGTCATTCCACCCTTCCCGACGCTATTGTCAATAATTTATTCATTATAGCTCCTTGTTGGAGGGGTGAAATTATTTGTCCAACGGGCAATACCTTTGGAAATGCGGAACTCGTCGAGCCAACCATTGAGATAATTAGAATCCCCATCTCCATTTCTCCCAATTGCTAAATACTCTCCAACATCGGGATAAGCACCGTTCCATGCGCCAGCTGTCAAGGTCAACGTTTGACTTACTCCATCAATAAATATTCGCCAACTTGTCGCCGCGTTGCCATTGTCTATTCGGACGAGTGCCAGATGATACCAAGTGTTTACCGTGGGATTCCAGGGGCATCTAAAAGCAATCGGAGTGACATCGCCAGACCATATATAAACAGCGTGAATCAAGTTGGACGCGAGGGAGTCAAAATAAAAATTTACCACATTTACACCGCTTTTTCTTTGAGAGAAAAAATCAGGATCACCTGCTTTAGAGTTGAACCTTACCCATGTGTCAACCGTATAAGTGTACCCTAAACTCCAGTCGTTGTTATCTGGAACAGTTAGATAATCGGAATTTCCATCCAACAAAAGTGAGGCTGTCCCAAACTTCTTTTGACTCGTATCTAACTGTGCTGTTCCGACAGCGGTTACGACATAATTTGATGAAGAACTGTCAATCACGGTTTTGGAGGTATTCGTCCCGTCGCAATGCAGGAGGAGTTTAGTGTAGGAATCCACCTTGTCGTAAAATCGTCCCTCCATGTTCGGACTTACACCTTCCCAAGCGACACCTTGTGCCGTAGTCCCTAATACAATATCCGCCGCTTGTGCAAAAGAAACGACAAAGATAAAAACCGTTGTGATTAAATTTTTTATCATTTAAACAATAACCAGTAATTTGTGAGATTGGATGTCCAAAAGACACCGTTTGTGCCACCGAGTGTTCCGCAATCCATCAGGGTAGTATTTGTAAAATTATACGAATTTGCCGTTAAAACAGTTCCAGTCAACGCCCCTGTCATTGTGCCGCCTACTTTTGGCACGGCATTACCCGCAGTAGTGTTCGCCGAAGCCGCAACGTTTGACGCAAGGGTGATTCTATTTGTCAAGTCGGTATTGATAACCACATCGGCAGCAACAAAGGCGTTTGATGCCAGCGTAACCCGATTTGTCAGATCAGTTATATATCCGTCCCAAGTCGCGGTCAGTCTACCGCCCATCGCGGTTGCGTTTGTGGCATTGACCGCCGTTAAGCCTGCACCGGAGCCGTTAAAACTAGACGCAGTAACCGAATTAGAAAACACCATGCCAGCGTTATAAAAATCGGCATACTGACTGTCTGCAAATAAAAACAATAGATGATTGCCGTTATTCTTTATTCTCCATAAATTTCCACCGCCGACATACGGCCAAAAAACAATATCATTGAAATTTTGTGTCGAGGTGCTGGAGAAAAAATTATTAATATCGTTCCTAGCGTAACTCCCCGCCGCAATCCCATCCAGCGCGGACGCGTTCGTCGCGTTCACATCAGTCAACTGCGAGCCGTCTCCTGCCGGTTGTAATGCACTCGTCGCCGTGTTGCTCACTGCCACCCCCCAATCGCCGCGATAGGCGGTCGTGTCGGACGTGCCGTAAGATACTGCGCCGCCACTACTGTTTGTCCTGATGTTAAATGACAACACACCAGCGTTGGTCGTTACTGCGGACGCGCTTGAGCTTTCCGTTACCGTTGCTCCGGTGATTACGCCGGAGATCTGCGCAATCACCCAGTTCGTGCTTGCCAGTCCATTAGTAGACGGGATTGCGGGCGGATTGGTGATCGTGTTATAGTTCGGACTGTTCCACGGGCGAGCGTTGGTTACGGATATGTCATTGGTCGGCACCGCCCCCACCTGCGCGGCCGTGATACCGGTCAGACCTGCGCCGGAGCCGTTGGTATTAAGTTTTGCAGATTCAAAATGATTGCTGGAAATGGCAATAAGATTCGTGGCAATAGAATCAGTTTCGGTGTAACCCGAAATCCACGGCGCGTCCGTAATTGTGGTATATCCCTGACTATGTGCTAATGGTGTCCGAGCGTCGGTCAAGTGGGAATCATTTGTATAGACGACGGTGTTACTTATTCCGGTCCAGTTGGGATCAACTTCGGACTGCACCGCGCTCGCCGCCTTTGCAACCGTGGAGGTCAAGTCCAACTGATCGGCCAACGTACCCGATATGTTTCCCCAAACGGCGTTGGAATCGCCGGAAGCGGCATTAGTAAGATACCCTGCCGCCGCAACATCCGCAAGCGTTGCTTTGCCGTCCCAGTTTGTCCGGTCAGATGCTGAAACATGAGGAGGAATATTGGTAATATGCGCCGTGATTGTATTGGTCAATTCAGATCGTACCGCCGTATCTGCCGCGACATAAGCATTGGATGTGATATTGATATTGGTTTGTAATCTGCCATCAATCAGAACAACATAATTACTTAGACTATTAATGTTATTTGTCGTAGTGTATAATGGATAAACCCAATTCGGATGTACGTAAATTTGACCAACTGCCGCATTTGTCGTAGATCGTTGAAAGTAGTTGGTTTCGTTGAGATACAAACTCCACGTTACGGGCAGTTTTCCCTGCGCTAACGAACGATATACATTAGTCGTACCAGCATCATATGAAAGTAATTCGCCGTAGTAATTTCCCGGCGGGGGTATGTTTGTCCGTGATATTGTCCACGTGATATTGGACGTTGCCACAGTAATGTCAGTTACGGGAATATCTAGGTAAATTGTTCCCTGTATCGGCTTGGTAATACGAAAGACGCAATCAAGTCCGGCGAGTGATACATCATAGGTGAACTTAAACTTTTGGCTATCATACCCACTCACTTTGAAGTTAAAGTCATTAAACGACCCGTCGCACACATTGGCGAGTGTTAAACTCACGCTATTAGTATGTTCCGTAACCACGCCATAACAGGGCAACAACATGGCAAGTGATACGATTATTGGCGCAACTATTCTATTCATTTTGTTCCCTTAATTATAGCATTGATTATACGGAGTGGCAAGGTCATTGTCGTTTCTGTTCTCTTAAAGCTTTTTGTTTTTCTTTTTTATATTTCATCTTGGCTTTTAAAATTTCCATTTTATTAACATAATCAGATTCGGATTCTTTATTAACCGTTCCCATTGTGTATGGAAGATAAATGTCAGTCCACGGACGTTTAGCATCCCCACCCACTTCGTCTTGATAAGCTTGCACATCTTTGCTCAACCCTGGTATTCCAGCTTCAATAGTTTCTTGTATTGATATAGGCTTGCGGTATGTAGGATCGGCAATCTTATTCACCCAACGTAATAAACCGCTCGTAGGAACAAATTGTCCACCCTGAAAACCAATAGCAGAAGCAACAGTTGTATCAACCTTGCCCTGTAATGCTTCAAGAAATCCGTTCACACTTGCCAACGGAGTTTGTGTTAAAATTACTTTAGGAATACTGGCGGCAGATAACCCTATCTTGGTTAGAGTGGATTCGTTAACCGTGTTAGGATTATCAGCAAATGAATCACGAACGGCGGCAGGCAAAGCAAAAGCCAAGAAGAATGGGCCAAGATATGCCATTGGAATCCACTTGTCTCCTACCTTAAATGAATAAGGTCGTCTTCCCGAAGCGTAGAACAACTTTTTTGCTTCGGGATCTTGTGGCGCACCCCAAGTTGTATTGCCTTGCATAGCCGCACCAACACCTAGAAGAGTGACCATTGTACCAACAGAAGCCAAACCACGACGGTTATTTAAATCCTCTCTAACAATTGTCTGTTCTGATTCGCTAAGTTTTTCAAAAGATTTCCCGTATTTAGATTTTGAAATATTTTCCACATTCATTCGCGGGCCAAGCCAAGCCAACGGAGAAGCTTCAATTCCAAATTGTGCAATTCTCATGGGGGTTCGTAAAAAAGGAACGGTAAATTTCATCGGCCATCTGACATAAGGATTTTCCGTAGTCCTTCCTTTTTCTAACAAATTAGCTAACCCATCAATAGCTTGCGATGCGGCAGGAAGTGATTTATCTCTATTCTTTCCAAGTTTATCTCGGTAAAGATATTTATCAGATAATTTTCTGGCTATTGCCTGTGCGTCCACCGCCGATTTACCTTGTTTAACTAATCTAGTTATTTCTCCCGCTTCAATCATTGCCCCAAAAAACTTATCTTGTGCATTAAGTAATTTCGGAATAGCTGTTAAAGCTTTCCATGCCACCTGTTTTTTCTTTCCTTGTGGCCCTTGTTCCATGCGAATAGTATCAAAAATAGATGCGTTAGGGGTATCAAGTGATTCGGCAAACTTACTAAAATCAGTATTAAAAGATTTCCTTGCCTCGCTAAACGCTTTACCTGATAATGCACTTCCCCACGCTTTTGCAAGATAGTTTTTAGTTCCCGAAAAGTTTCCATTAGCCATTAAAGATAACGGTCTTGTAATGAGTGCCTGAACCGTATTGCCCCATACGTTTCGTTCGTGCGATTGCGGATTAGAAAGCATATTGGTATAACGATAAGCATCAATCCACTCGCCTACTTTAAAGGGAACATAGGATGCTACTTTGGCGATTGTTTTATTCAATGCCTCTTGCCGTACTTTTTCATCTTTAATTTTAGATGACAACTTAAATTCAAGCTCAACCTGCTTCTGGACATCTTCAGGAAGTTTAACCTTTTTACCTTCCAGATATGTATTCATCTTCTGAATCCAACCGTTACCTGTAAGTTGGTTCATCATACTTGCCGCCTGATTTAAACGGCCAGCCCCGCGCATTAACGGGTCAAGATGTTCGGCTAAATCAACGCTTGCCTTATCGTTGCCCGTATTGCGATAGTGTTCCAATAGTGCAACGCCCACCGCGCCCTTTGTGTCTAAATCTTCTTGGGGGTTACGCACCATTGTTTCGGCTTCGGATACCTTAGATTCAACTTCTTTGGGAAGTGGATTTTCGGTGAACCAATTAAGAACCCTATCCTTCATTTCCTTGGTACGTTGCTGTTCGTAATCAGGTTCAAGTTTGCCGAGTTCCTTTTTAGCACCTTCCGTTACCTTTGCGCTTTTCTTTAAGGTATCAAGAAAACCACGCAAACGATTCTTTCCCGGTTCAGCAACGTCAACGGTTACATTCTTGAGCCTATTCATTGCCGCCGCCCCCAGACTCTTGCCCTGTTCGGCGGGAGGCTTGGCGAGTTTAGTAGTTTTCTTTAAATTGTTGTTATATTCCGCAAGTTCTTTGTCTGTCATTTTCGCAATACGTTGTGCTTCTTGCGTAGATAAAGATAATTCTTTCTGTCTGTTCTTATATTTTGTTTCTTCCGCTTTTATACGAGCAACAGTTTCAGAAGGAGAACCTTCGTAAATTAAATTGGCACGTTCTTTGGGAGTAATAAGACGAGGTTCAACTATCTGTTTCCCCTCTGGCGTAACCGTGGTTAAATCCATCTTAGACTTAATAGCCGACGTTACCTTTTCGCCTGTACCTTCTGTGTTAAATTCTTTTTGAATAATACTCGTTGCGGTTTGTGCGTCTTTTGCCTGTACCCACGTTTTGCCACGATTACCTTCTTTCGTAGTGTAGCGAACTTCAAAATCAATTGACTTCGGTTTTACTTCTGCGCCGTTGCCCTGTGCCTTCGTGATAGTTTCTCCGGCAACTCCTTGGACTTTGGCGTTTCCTTTTGCCACCGTTTCGCCATCTGGGGCTTGTTTGCGTACATCCATTTCTGCTGTGCTTTTGACTTGAAGGGCATCGGGTTTCTCCTCTATTGTTGGCTTTGCCTGTTCCACTACTGGCTGTTTGGCTTCGGGTTTATAGACGTAGGTGTCGCCTTCACGAACATAACCTTGTGATTCTATCCATTTTTCAGCTTGTTCTATGGTTCTATCACCTTTTTCGACTATGGTGCTTTGTTCTATTGCTTTTACCGTAATCGGTTTTCCGTCTGATACAATACCGCCCCAAACCATATGTAGGCGTTCATCTGTTACAGGTTTTGCACCAAATTCAGCCATGATCCCTTCAACGCCAGTTTTGGGTGACACTTCCACCTTTGCCGTTGTCGTGGGTTCTAATGGCACTTTAGCCCCTATCTCGGCGGGGGGTGCTACTTCTATAGGTTCTTTGGCGATAGCCACTTTAGGCGGTGTTTCTGGTGCTGTAATCGCTTCATTGGGCATTGTGGGGGGTTCTACCACCTTCAATAGTGGCATATCCAACGCTTTCGTCACCTTTGCCCACTTTTCAGGCGACCATGCCTTGATTATAACGTCATTTATCTTGTTTGCCGTTTTTGGTTTCCCCTTAGCACTCATTCCCATAAATGTCCACGCTCCCGCCTCTGCCAATGGCAATGCCGCCTTCATTAACCAATTATCGGATGTTCCTTCGGCTTCTGCCTCGGCTTTGGCGTTTTGAACAATCGCGTTATATTGTGGTATTGAAACAAGATTATTGGCTACAACCGCCGATAGTTTAGCAAGGGCGGCAGACGGTATGACCTTATCTGCCAATGGACCAGCGGCAGAAAACAGTCCCATTATCAACGCCCCTTCCTGTTTTTCCTTCGCATCTCCAGGTGTAATCGTATATCCCAATGCTGCACCATGAGCAATCTGTGGTACTAATTCTGCACTCGTGGTAGGGGCAACTCCGGCAACCGCTTGCATACCACCTATCATTACCGTAGCGGCAGATAACATTTCCGCACCAGTCTGGGTAATATCTACTGCCGTTCCATAATTATCTTTAAGTTCATCATGTATATTATCTCGCATATTTTGGGTATATTCTTTCACGTCCCCAATCATGCCAGAAACGTAATAGTCAAGTTTTCCCAAAGCGTTGCGTTCCCACGAAGATGGAACAATTTGCGGTGATTCGCCTGCACTAGGACGGCTTATACTGCGGATTATGGGTTCAAGTAATCCTTCGCCTATGCCAATCGCTTTGTCGCCTACACCTTTTATTGTATCCCATACACCCTGTGCGATGTCCACTCCTGCCCCTAATGCCGACATAGCAACGCCCCTTGTGGCTCGTTCGGCTATCTGCCCGTAGGTTTCATTTGCACCCATTGGCAAATTTTGAGTTGGCGTTGGTTGTATTGGTTGTACAGTGGCAGGTTCAACATAATCCTGCACACCCGTCTGTTCGGCAAGTGAGATAGGGGTTCGCGTATCGGGCGTGTATGTACGCGGTTGTTCAGGCGCAACAAACTGTTCCATCTGTGCTGTCTGTTCACCGGCATATATACCCTTTGGCACTTTCTCTTTCTTAGGTTTCGGTGGTTCATTCAACTCAAGTAAATCACCATACATCGCCACTTCGTTCGGACTAACAGGATAACCCTCGTTAATTCTATTCTGCAATTCATCTGCCCGTATTTTCCGTTGTTGGATATACTTTGCCCGTTGTAAGTTTGCGGAGTTCTGCGCAAACCGTTGCATTGGATCGCGGGAAGTAATCACAGGATGTTCCGGTGGTGCATCGGGTATCACCCCTAACTTCATCCGTGGAACTTGAAATGGGGATTCGTCTATGCCAATATCGGGCGTAGACGCAGTAACGTCCTCGTCAAGATAGGTTACTCCTTTACCGACAACTGGTTCATCTAAATAAGTTACGCTCATATTAATTCAATTGCGCTTTGCGTCCATTGATAATCACTATATCACCAGATTTTTTCCCATAACTTCTCGCTTCTTCCTCACTTGTAAAGTCAAGTCGGCTCGTTGCGTTCGCCTGTTTGCCCTGAACATCCGCCTTGGCACTTCCATAGACGCTATTCTCAAGAACATTCAATCGTGAAATATAATTACGAATATCGCGTTGAGCGGAGAACGCCTCTTTTTTATCTTCCATTGTTATTGCATTCTTAAAAGCATTGTCCGTTATCTGCATAGCACGTTGAGCATATTCGCGATTCTTGGCTATACTCTCTGGTGTATTTGGAATATTTCCCTTAGCATTTTCAACAAAGAATCTAAATTGCTCACGGTCGCTATCGTTCATGCCTTTTAGTTCGTAAGTACGTTCAATCAATCCTTTTCTAAGATCGCTGCTTAGTTGAACTAATTTTGTCTTTGCATCTAATCCGTCATAGAACCGTTGATTAGTCTGGTCGGCCTTTTGTTGGGCAATATCAATCATCTGGCCACGTTGATCCACGCCTTGCCCCTGTTGACGTAACCGTTCTTGAGCCATTTGAGCTTTGTTTTGACTGGCGTAAGTTTTTTGTACCGCCAGATTGTTTGCCGCTGTAAGGTAGTTTGCTTCGGTGTTTGCCTGTATCGTTGGAACAGCATATCGCAATGATTCTACATTCTGTACATCTTCCAATGATGTCGGGATATATTCACCGTCTATCGTTCGCTTCCCGCCCGTTGGTTCAAAAGTAACATTACCACGAATATCAGTTTTGGTACGGTATCTCGGTATTGCCGAACCACCTTTGCTTGTTGCTCCTCCCGTTCCACCACTACCACTACGACCATACGTTATCGGTTGTCCGACCGCGCCAAACGAACCACCACCCTGATTCACCCGTTGTGTCCCCGGCGTTCCTTCCCGTTGTCGTTTTTTCTGTTCATACTGGAACTTATTGACGTAATCCATGTAACCATTAAACCCCAACTGTACCCCGCCCGGTAATTCCTGAAACTCATCCGGCGAGTAAAGTCTGTCCATATATTCGTATCCAGTTCTCATTTCCATTGTATCGGGTATTCCAAATGCCATTGTGAGTCTCCTTATTACCAGTATTTATCTTTACAATATTGAAAAAAGTTATTTACAAAAGATTTATCATTCATATCAGTTGGATTTTGATAAAATACCAAACATTTAATCGCTCCGACAAGATTGTTAAATGAATAGGTTTTTTCACCAACAACATCTGGTATATTTAAATTACCCGCATTTATTTCAAGTAAAGATTTAAAAGCAGAATTTGAATAGGCGCGAAACGGAGAATCGTTTGTAGTTAAGTTAGGCCAATATCCACCTCCGCCGCTATCATCGCTAATTGTTAATGGCATATTCCCTCCACCATCGTTCCTATCTCCCGTTATTGTTACATTAACATTTCCACAAAAAGAATCTACCGTTTCAGCAAGGGGCGTTAAGCCAAGATAATGATTACGATTATAATAAGTACCGGCATATATATTAACGTCAGAATTATGCCATTTTATCAGGCCTGGATTACTAGCCTGTTCTCCATAATCATTAGTTGTATATGATTTAGAAGCACCGACAGCGGCGTTTGTTCCCGTTGTAACAGTAACTGTTGTATGATAATCACAATAATAACTTCCTTCATATACGTCTTCGGTGTCTTGTGTAATTACGATTGTAAATGAATAAATATCATTTGTCAAAACAAACGAGCTAACAGTTCCCCAGTTTATACCTATTTGCGAACGTAGATCTTCGCTTGGTGGAGGATCGGCCATTCCTTTAAACCAATCTGCGTTCCAACATTTTTGCGCAAATGGTATAGTTCCTTTAGCAAATGTGCCATGAGTACCATCGTAAGCAATATCATAATAAGTTATCCACGTAGACCAAGTTACCAATGCAGTATATCTTTGACCACTAGTTACATTATCTGTTCCGCCAGTATAAAGATTATCAACTGGAATATTTCTTGTTATTCTCTTTTGCAAACTCCAAAGGAATTTGTATCGTTCTTCTAATGCCGTTGTGTAAATTTGTTGGGCGTAGTTGCCATAGGTCGCCACGTTCGTTGTAGTAATCACATTAGATGCTGAAAACAATCTGTTTGTCCAATAGTATCCATTACTCCAAAATCCATAGGCGTATCTCACCGTTTCGGGATACAACGATGTAAATGAGTTCGTTGTCGGTGCGTTAGTATTGGGATAGTAATTTGTATAGTTAATCGGATAGACAACTTGCGCGTCGTTTGTCCAACAGGGAACACTTGTGAAATTATTGGTTTTATCACCTATTCCTAAACTCTTAAAAATATTAGATACAGTTAAAAAATCACGATTAGTTGTGTACCCTCCTGCTGGCGCATCAGTATAATATTCTGGCAATTCTTTCATCTCTATATCGCAATCATCCATCATTGGCTTATCAATATAAAATCCAATGGTGTTTGTAACAACATTCGTATATCTTGCCATATACCAGTTTGTTATACTATTTGTAACGACTGAATAGGGCGAGTTGGTGTACCACGTTCTAATAAAACTCGGTGGATTAACAGAGTAGGTTGGATTGGTTGCCGTTTGCGTAGCAAGACAACGCTCATAAGTTCCCAAGGCAATCGGTATTACATCAATCTGTTGGACGTGATGCCTCGTATTATTTGCAATATATATCGTTGTACCTGTAAGAAGAACGCCCAGAAGTGCCGTCCATCCATACTTTATATTTTGTAATGTAAATCCCATATTAAGTCTGCGTCCCGAATGTGCCGGGGATAATGATTGCCCCTGTATGGTAAATCTTTGACAACGTAGCCACGGTTCCCACAAGTGTCCAAGTATGCAAAATAACCCGAAAAGTTGTAGCGTCAACTGTTGGCCTCGTTAAACTTCCTTCAATAGTTGGTGTCCCTCCGAAAACATATTGCACATAAATATAATACGTTGTTGCCCCCGTAACCGTAATGTTCGCCGTTGCTACGGTCTTAACTGCCAATGCCGAATCCTGCAACTCGCCGGCATTAACCACTACAACCGCCGTAGTTGGCGTTGTAAAACCAAATAGATAGTCAGCGTAACTAGTAGTACCACCTCCGCCCTTCACATTATTAAATCCTGTAATATCATGCCACTCCCCGCGTCCCACCGTACCAATCGTGATGCTCGGTGTAACTTTGCGCCTCTTGATGACGTTTGCGCCCAATGCCACATCGTTCACTTCCCAAAACTTTAATAACCGAAATATCTTTTCTATCTTGGCGACGCGATTTGCTAAACTTTCAAGGGGGTCTCTTTTAGATTTATAGTTGTAAATTGACATTATGAAAGAGCCTCAAAATAAATCTGCACAGCACTCCCGTCATCGGTATCGCATAAAGTTTCTGTTGCTAAAGTAATTTCTGGTATAATAGAAACGGGATTAGCTGATGTTGCAAGAAATAACTTTCCTGTTGCCGGAGAACCGCCGTCAGTAACAGCAACAGCATTTGCGGTTACTCTATATGTATCTCCGCCAATAGAGAATTTTGCGTTTTTATAAACTGTTTCGGTTAAATTAAGAAATCCAGACATATCAATCGTGGTATCGCCTTCGGTTGGTTGACGCAACGGATTAGTTATAATCATTCCCGCATACTGCACATTTCTTGTAGCCATTACCGATGTATTGCTACGAGCAAACAAAGTCCTGTACATACTGCATGATCCGTCTTGTTCGCGTTCATACCAATTCTCCAAAATAACAGGCGTAGAATATCCAGTAAGCGCAGTTGACATAGTTACGTCAGTTACATAAGGAAACAAACTTGCGATTGATGTATTGGCAATATTCATCCAACGGCTTTCCTCAATGACAACACCACGAGCGTAATACATCCATGCGTTTTCGTTCTGTTCTTCTGTTTCATAGTGGTTCTTCAAAACAATTCTATTGGCAGAAGTCAACGTGGTGAAGAATCCATCACCCAGCGTCTGAACAATTACATCAGAGCCGGAAAGATTACCATCGTTGGTTTGGCGACATTCAAGTTTAATAACCCTGAATGTGCCGGTAATTGCCGCGCCGTCAACCACTGGATTAGTTACGCTTTTTGTAGAATTAAGCGTAGTCATAATCCCGTTGGATGCCGTGCGCGTTAGTCCATATATTGCTCGGACTAATACCGTAGCATTAGGATTCTGCGGATCATCGCTGTAAAGTTCCTTAACCCATAAACCATCGGCAATCGCACCGCGAAATTTGTTCGCCATAATATAACCTACTTAGAATATCGCGAATCATAGGCCCATCCACCACGTTGCGAATTTTCAATGCTTGCTTTTTGCGCGGCAGCATATTGTTCTGGTGTTTGATCGCCAAGTTTTGTCATATAATCATCGTATGCCGATTGATTGGTCATATAACCTTGAATGTCGCTAAACGAATTGCGCAAACTATCGTATCTAGTTTGTTGATCGGGCGTTAATGCTACACCACGAGCCAACCGCAAGCCATACTGATCAAGTTTGTCTTTGATACCACTTGCTAAGTTTTGCAAATAGTCTGACCGTTGTTCAACATCCATGGTTTTCATACTGCCAAACATATTCCACAAGAACGAACTTACCTTTGGAGCTTGATAAGATGACGGTTTTGCTCCTATGTTAACAATATTTTCATTACCTATTCCACCGCTAGGAGAATTTGGTATGCGCTGTCCCCCACCAGTAGCCGTATATCTCGGTTGAACGGGTGGTGTATATCCAGTATTCATACCACCGCCATAAGTTGTAGTTCCACCCGTATTTGGAAGATAAGCGGGAGTCGGATTAAAACTTGTTGGTTGATTAAATCCTTGCGGAAGATCGTAGAGCTTTTTAAATGCCATGATATTATCCTTTCAACTTATGACGCTTTTCGTCTGCGCCAATATTCTTTTAAACTTTCCTTTATTTTCCTGCGATGTTTTGAAGAAATATTGTTCAATCCTAATTCTTTTCGTTTTCTCCAATACTCTTTTCTAGCTTCACTAATTCTACGACAAAATGATTCACTACGATTTTGTCCTTTATGTCCCTCTCCAATTTTAAGAGAGTGTTCTTTTGAAAGTTTTACACCTTTATGCGCCTCGCTTAATTTGCGACAATGATCCTGCGATAAATGTATTCCCTTACTCCAACTAGGTTTCCCTTTTCTACTTGGAGGATTTTCCCCTCCATCTGTTCCATTAACCAGTCGCCATCCTTCCGAACGTCCATAAGCGATCCATGCAATTTCTTCTAAAATACCATCGCCTTCTACTTCGCCTATTAATCTAACAATTGGAAAATATCCACGCGACATTACCGAACGAATCCAGTTACACCTGTAGTTTTTTATTTTTCTACGAGCATCTAAAAGATGATGTGCTAGGCGATTTTCTATACTACTACCAGTTTTTCCTATATATCTTATCTCTCCATCTTGTTCGCAAAGAGCATATATTCTTGTAATCATTTGTTTGAATACCCCAAAACTCCACCAGTTTTCACATGGCATAAAATAGAGTTTATATATAGACTTTCGCTCATGGCAGTTATTCGTATAGCAAATTTTCTACATGCTAATACATTATTAAGAGACAACATTGCCATCCCATTGTCATTTTGTGGTCGTATTGTAAATTGACTTTCAGTTTTCCAAGCATCATTTTGTTTAATGTCAATGTTTATTGTTGCATAATCAGATGCAGAATATTGATAAACTAACATAAGTTTATCTATCAACAACGGCGACGCATCCTCGGCAACCAACGTTTTGCTGGTGAAACGAAATCCCGCCGTGGAATAATCGTATAGCATGGGTTTGTCGTTTAAATCAATGATGAACTTAGTTGCACTTGCAAAACCTATTATTCGTCTTTTCTCAAAATCGGCCTTCAATGATGTTGCAACTGTATTGTTAAATGGTGCAAGACTACTACGGACAGGAAGTGTTAATTCAGTAATGTTCTGTCCATTAAAAGCAAAAACACCATGCGTATTTGCAAACACCATTGTATTATCCAAAACAATTACACTTGCCGCAGTCGGCAAACCTGTAGCTTGTTTTAGAAATTCGGCGGTAAGACTGCCTCCAGGAGAATCGGAATTACGGATTATGTAGCAAAAATCCGATTTGAAGACCGCCACGTTACCGCCCGAAATGGGAATGATGTTTGTTATATTACTTGTCTCGTTATTATCGTCAACGGGTATATATCCAAGTCCCTGCAAAAGATAGGTGTCTAAATAATTCATCGCGCCGTAATAAACCGTTGCGCCAGTTGCGGGAAATCCAAAAAGTCTGTTGAAGCAATATCTCCATGTGCAAGTAGTGGGTGCATACGTGGGTGCGCTAACTGTATTTATTCCCGTCCATGCCGTTCCAGACGAAGGGGCAGAATCATAATAAAGCCAGCCGGGACGATCCAGACCCAAACCAAAACTATCCGGCGTTTCGTTTTCCTGTAAAGATTCCGGGGCCGCATCGCGGTTAAGCGTCGCGGGGAAACGATTTGCTAAAACAACCCATTCTGAATCTGGAGTACCTCTAACTGGCATTAAACAGTTCTCCGATTAACTGCATTGGGTGAAAGATTCATGGTGAGGCCGCCGAAACGTTTTATATCATCCCTTGCGTACTGCCCAAGCAATCTCTGGATATCTGTATCGGAAATTTGTAATTCAGCAACGGATGAGTACCCGGCGTCTTGGAGTCTGCGAAAAATCATCTTCTGCAAAACTTCGCCATAGACAGTAGGGACAGTTAGGGAACTACTTGTATCTTCCACGGACGCAGGAATTTTATAGTATGTTCCAGTAACCGTATAGGTGGCATCGGGAATGGGAGACCAGTAAATACTATCACCAAGAATATAACAATAAGTTGGCTCACCTTCTTCCGAACCATCTTCGTACTCGTTGGTAATCCAATCTTCGTGAGTCATTATCTCAACTTCCCCTCCTAAATTGGCCGAGGGTGTTGCAATACGAAGTGCGCCAGAAATATCATACCAACTACCGAAGTCCGATGGAAGTGCAGTAGTTCTGACAGCGTGAGTTGCCGTCAAGGTCGCCGTAGTACGGAGAAATCCCCAAGCCCTACTCGTACAAAAATCATATTGAGCGTTGTTTATAGCCGCCCAAAAATCATCCTGAAACCTGATGTTGGACGAATCCTGCCCGAACTTATATTGACAACTCGTTAGGAGCGTTTGTGGCGTTGCCATATTTACTCCTATTTTGCTTCATAGATTACCGTTGCGATAGTAGTCTGTGCGTTAGTGACAGAGTTTGTGATAGTCATATAAATCACTTCGTCAAGAAGACAATACCGTGTTGCATTATTAGTAAATGCTACTGCGCCAGAAGTATTATGCCTATTCAGTCCAGGATAGTACGTTAAGTTTGTAGCCACGGAATCGCTGGTGTACAAAGTAGTTGTTGCCTGCGTCAATGGATTAGAACTTAATATCACTACATCAACCGGCATAGTACCCTGTGAAAAATTTAAGTCTATGCGTTCAACATATCCACAAATTTTAGACGAATTAACTTGATTAGCTACTGCTGTTATCTGATCTGATTTCAACACTACCTTATCAAGTCCATCCGCATACGCCAACGCACATATAAAACATAAAAAACCTGTTAGAAAAATTCGCATAGTAAAATCCTTTCTGCATTGGTCAGGGGAGGTTTGGACTCCCCCGACCTTTTGCAAATTATTCCTTGTCGTTACGGATCGTGCGAAACCAATCGTCCACCAACATCAAACACATTGGTGAAAGCGACGGCGGCATTGGTGTACGTTCCGAGTCCAGCAGGGGCTGAAAGCGTAACTGCACCATCAACAACCAACGTGCTGAGCATTTTCACGGCACCGGTATTAGTGGTTACTGCACCAACGGTCAGATTGCCGGTAGTTTTTGTCACCGCGACAACACCATTAGTAGCGAGTGTTATGTCACCACTTATAGTTTCTGCAACCACATTGCTCCCACCTACCGACCTTCCGATAAGCAACTGCCCATCGGTGGCCTGCGGCAACATGCTACCAAGCACTTTTCTTGCGCCAATGGTAACAGCACCATTCGTGGTAATTGTTATATCACCACTAACAGCTTTAGACGCCGCATTACTGGTCGCACCGCCAACCCAAATATAGGCAGTGGGCAACGTGCTTCCGACACCAACCACATCGGTCAACAACGAACCATTACCAGCGAAATACGGGGCAACCATATATCCACTACCACTAATAAAAGTAGTAGGGGTATCGCCGCCGACCCAGACCGCGATGTTCGTATTGGCACTAACCATACCTGCAAACAACAAGGAGCATATAAGTCCCATATAGACTTTTTTCATATCAAAGCCCTCCTTTAATTGTTTGATTTTACGCCACTCCATCGCTGCCGTAAATCTGATACCAGTCATACGGTGCGTGGCTCAACCGACAGGTGATAGTCCATGAACGGCTTTGGTTGCGTATCGTTTCATCCGGTTCAACGGTCACAGAGCGACGCATATAGAACCGAATCGGTTTCTCGTCAGTAACCAAGAACCAAGCAGTAGTGCTGGTCATGTAGTGCGAAACCACATAGCCAAGATTACGGGTTCTGATTGCGTTAGTTTCATTCGTGCTAAGGAACGGAGTTTCGATTGATTTTAGAATCTCAATCGCCTTGCGTTCAAGAGCCGGAGGAATGATCAGCGTTTTGGGAATCGCAATAACCGGATTACCTTCGTGGTCTTTCAACGTGGCGAAGTTATTAACTCCAGTCCACAGAGAATCCACGCCAAGAGTAGCGTCGGTAGCTTCACGATTTTTCTGTGACGCTCCACCTGCACCCGTGAAGGTAGCATGAGCAGACTGACACAGATATTCATCCGCCGTATCACTCGCACCGACCGTATAAACCGAGAACGCGCTATTAAGGTCATAGACGCCTTGGGTTTCAATACGATGTTTCATAGCCTTGCCCATCGAACCAGCCGTCTGGACGATCACGGGGAAACGACTATCCTCAATGGCAATCTTTGAAGCGATCAAAGTGTAGCCATATTGAACATGAGTCCATTTCCGCATCGGACCGGGCTTGAACGTAGTTTCGGCAGCATTTTCGTACTCACCGAGAACAGGCGGCATCGGCAATTCACCGAACAACGCCAATTCTTCATACTGATCTTTCGAACTCCGCTTGTCACACCATTGTGTGTATTCCTCTGGATAAGCGTTCAGATATTGGAAAACCGCTTCCTTTATCCTCGCATCATAGAGGTTCGCATTACTAGCTGATATAATAGCCATATAATAATCTCCTTCTTGTTAATTAACTCTGTAGAACTCTGGACTGCATACCACCGATGAATCTGAAAATGACGCGGGGATTCGTATCGCCCACGGCACTAATCAGTCCAACAACTTCAACCTTCTTCGTGGTCACGTCATTGGTATCAATGTACCAGTTGTTGCTAGAAGCAATCAGGGAGTAAGCCACCCCAACTTCAGTACCCAGCAACACATAGGCAGTCGCATTGTTAATCAACGTACCTTCAAACAGGTTATAGTCATTAGCCTCGTAATACGGCACAGCAGCCGCCGTAACTCCGGTAGCATCTTTGGCGGCAATACCGATAATTTTGGTCGTATCAGTTCCACCAGCCCAGATTTCAATGTCTTTGTTTGTAGCGTCATAAACCAACGGCGCACCGACTTTATAAGTCTGAGAGGCTTCCTCTCCCGGCACACGGTCTTCTATGACACCACCCTTACCCTCTTGGCGATAAATCGCCAGAGTTCTCGCAACGTGAGTTGTAGCCATAATTGTTATTCCTTATGTTAAGACTGCAACACCTTGGACTGTTTCCCGCCAAGGAATCGCACAATGACTCTGGGATTAACATCACCCACCGCATCAAGCAAACCTACTACTTCAACTACATCATCGTTGTCGGTATTCCCAACATCAACGTACCAGTCTCTCGTAGATTGCACCAACGGATAGGCAACTCCCACTTCGGTTCCAAGCAACGTATAGGCCGCAGTACCATTAATCAGCGACCCCTCAAATAAATTGAGGTCATTCGCTTCATAGTAAGAAACATCGGTTCCTGCCGTTCCGCTCGCGTGGGAAGCGGCAACACCAATAATTCTTACACCATCTGTTCCGGCAGCATATTCCTCAATCTCGCCGGTAGCATCGGTACTAATATCATAACAGAGCGGAGCACCCTCGTGCCAAACCATACTGGCTTCCTCGCCGGGTTCGCGCTCTATGATAAGGCCATCGTTGCCTTCCTGACGATAAATCGCCAGTGTTTGCAACACCTGTGTAGCCATATTTACTCCTTAATTGTTTCGTTCAGTTTTCGTATATGCCTTCTGGCAAAGACACACATCACTATCTGGCGATAAACTGTGGTCTGGCGGCCACTGTTAAACTATTCATCAAGTTTTTCTGTTTTCGTTTCCTCACTTGATTCGTTTTCAATCGTAAATCCAGAACCGCCCTCGGCCATCATTTTACGAGCATCGGCTTTACCGGCTTTGTCTGCCTTAACATAACGAGTTGCGCGTTCCTTTTCACGTTCCTTCGCTAAGTGTTTGGGGCATGACATGAGGATTCGCTCGCTTGCACCTGTTCCGCGCACCTTGATGGAGCCGGGTTCGTCCTTTGTTGACTCAAACGGATTACGCATTATTTTTTCATCACCCGTAGCAGGAGAATAACCTTTGGCAAAACAGTCATTCATCTGCTCATCGTCGTTTCTCAATACCCAAACATATTTCTTTTGCGGGTTGAGGTTGTGCGTATCAAACTGACTTTTAAAAACTGGTTCGCTTGTAATATCTGCTTTTTTAACCATGGTTATACCTGACCTTTCTTCATTTTAGCTTGTAATCTTGCGGCATCATCGGCAGTTTTGACATTAGCCCAATCAATCATTTCCTGTTTAGTTTTGAAATGGCCGTTGTTTTCACGTATCACATCAGGGGAACTAGCCCACGCTGGCATACGTTCCGCCTGTCTGCTACGCCCACCACCCACATCGGATGATAACTCAACCTCACGGTCAAGTTGTGTCCGGCTGACTGGTTGTGGTTTAACAGCACCTTCTGCCATTCTCACCCATTCTAATTTCTGATCAAAAGTGAGTGACGACAAATCGGGTCTGTCTTGTTCTAATCTCTCTACTGCCTGCATTGTCTTTGCTTTTTCTGGGTCAAGTTTAAGTACACGTTTGAAAGCATTTAACTCGGCGTTCGCAATGCGCTTATCGTAATCCTGCTGTTGCAGGTCACGGTCATAAGCGACATCAGTTATAATTTTACGAACTATTGATTTCAATCCTTGTTTAGGATCGTTTTCAAATTCCTTATCCACCTTGCTGTCAAAGTCGTTAAGGTATTCATCAAAAGTTCGCCTTGGCAACGGAACGTCAACCTTTTGGGGTTCAATTTTACGAGTCCGATTTATATATTCTTGGTTATCTTTTAATCTGGCGGCAAATTCTTCTTTATCTTTTATTGCCGCATTATATTTTTCCTCAAGAGCTTTTTTCTCGCTCTCAATAATTTTCAACTTATCTACATTTACATCCGGTACACTATCTGGCAACGTATCGGTTTGTGCGATTACCGCTGGCGGGGTATCCACTTGGACTTCTGGCGACTGTCCTGTTTCTTCTGGCATCTGCGTTTCTCCTGTTTAGCCTTCTGGCGAGGCTGGTTCTGCGGCTACTGGCGTACCCGCGTTTATGTTTCCCATCTGACCTGAAATCATGGCTCCTTGCTGGTCCCCAGGCAGGGGAACCCCCGTCCCATCAACGCCAGTTTGCTGGGGGAGTGGGGAATTTCCACCTGCCTGAGACGACATAGCTTCCTGTTGCTTTTTAAGCATTTCATGTTTGCTTATATGATCTTGAATAAAATTGATATTAGGATTTGGCGGGTCTTCCCGTTGCGCCTGCCACATCGCAGGTTTATGTATTTGCAAGTGTAAGTCGTGCATCTCACCCATCTGCGGTTCATCCCATTGAGCGTGAACAAGCATTTCGTTGTTTTCCCACAAGGCCGCTTTGACCGCCTGATCTTTCGCAGGTATCGGTATCATCTCGGAAGGATTCTCAACTTCCATTGCCTCGGCTATGCGAATCATAATCTTAGCCTTTGCATCTGGGTCGGTACTCATGGAAAATAACTGCATAAGGTTTTGAATACGCATTGCCTTATCCATAGCTTCAACTACACCGCGTAATTCAAGTGAGTAAATATCGGCAAGTTGGAATTGGAACTCATGTCCCACATCGCCAATCTGGTCAACAATGTCATCTTCTGTCATAAAAGTATGAACGTACTGGGCAAACTTGAGCATATATCCACCAATAATATCATCTTCCATAGAAGCCATATCGCTATAAATTGGCGTGGTAGCACTTGCCTTTGCACCCATATACTCACTCGCGCTTGTACGTCCACCCAATGCCTGTCCCATAACGGCATCCGTGGTGTTCATTATCTCTTTGATTTTCATCTCACAGTAGTTAATGGTCGGCATGATTGTCTGGGTCATATCAGCAATCTGTAGTTCCACTAACGCACTTCGTATGTCGCCGCCCGTAACAGGAATCGCGTTGGAATGGCCAAAATCGTATTTGTCAATCTCAACGCGCAGGGGATCGTAAGCCACAGGGCGACGACAATTCTTTGAACGGTTATCAATCAACTGATCAATAGCTATACAAATCTGATCGTAGTAACTTTTAATCTTCTCGCCCAACGATATATGATACATTCCTATATCATCTTCGGTTTGGTGAGCAACCAGCATTGGAATACCACCGGGGAATATGTTCTCTCGTATCTCAATTATCTCGCAACTCTCTGGTGTACCAAGTATCCGCACCCTGCAACGAATCTCATCTCTATTGACATCCCATTTGCCAGTTTCTTTGTTGATAGGTAACAACGCCCAAACAACCCAATGCTGATAAAACTCACTCGTTCTATCTTGTAAAATACGGTCAGCGTTTTCTACGCGGTCTGCCAAGGGGGTATTGTCGCCATTACCCGAAATGGTATATTTATACTTGGCAAACTTGTTCTTTAACTCATCTTGCCCCAGATCCTTCTCAAACAGTTTGACTTTGTTTTTGCGACTGTCGGCAAGTAACTTGCCCCACGAAATAGGACTATCAATAAATATTGCGGGTTGATCATCAAGTTCGTCAATGTTTTCATCAAGCCGTATCTTATCAATCGGAATGAACTCAAACCCTGGCAGGTTATGTTCTTTAACCTTCATGGATTTGCGACTACCAGTATCTTTATCGCGGTAGGTTAAATCCACTAATCGCTTTTCCCACGGGATACCAAGAAAACCCGTACCGTTCTTATAAAGATTGAGCAAAATACGTTTAAGGTTCTTCTTGAACCGCCCGTTCTCAAAGGCCTTATGAAGCAACTTGGTAAGTATCTCGGCGTTCTTTGCCCTCATCATGTTTTGGCCTTCATCGTCTATAATGCCTTTGTATCCGTACTTATAGTTGTGCGGATTATCAGTCATCACCTTAAACGCCATTGACACTAACTGATTTATTGAGATATGGAAAACACCCGTAGCTTCGTTGGCACGATGCAGATCGTTTTTAGATTCATCTGGTTTGACGCGGTACATGCGATCATTATCTGACCATATCGTTTCAAGATCACCACGGTCTTGTATCGTAGAGTAGATGTTGGATAATTGCTTCTTGGTTTCTGTAACGATTTCGTCGTTCTCGGCAAAGTTGGGAAGCAAATCAAATAAGGCAAGTTCCGTAGTATCTGATACAGGCGAAGGAAAAATATCTACCCCACCATAATCATTACCAGACAAGTCAGATTCTTCTTGTCGGTCGGCAACTCGCAGTCGAAGTGGCGCAGATCGTACTGCCATAGATTTATCCCTTTATAAAATAAAAAAAAACCGTTCTTTTCTTTTTTTCTTAATATCAAGAATACACTAAAAAGAGCGGTTTGTCAATTCTATAAAAATCTACAGGCTTTTTTCTTCTTCTATTTCATTGAATATTAATCCCCATATTTCCCGGTTTTGTTGATTCATTGAACATAGATTCAAACTTCCGCGAACTATTTGACTTAACGTATGTTGAGGATGAAAGTCATCCAAAATATCTTGAATATGAACGTGTCCATTTACGTTTGACGTATTAGGCCAATGCAATGTCTTGTATGTATAACGAGTAATGCCGTTGCCACTACGCACCTCCACCTTGATTGTTTTTAATTTTCTACACAAAGGATTTCCCCTTCCTGAATGAGTATATATTGCTTGTCATCCTCAACACATTGGATTGCTTTAGTTGGCGGATACCAACACCGCCGGCCAATAAACGTATCTATTTCTTCACAATCTTCACTTGCTCTGAATATTATACCAGCCACCGAGCCAGCCTTGTCATACTTTTGGACAAGTACCACACCATCGTTATCCATCGTTGCTTCCGGTTCTATCATCACATAATCATTAGCTGGTATGATTTTCTCAACATCATCTTCTACCACTATTGTCGCCGCAATGTTCTCCGCATTTGTCAATGCCATATTTCGTTCCTCCTTAAATGGCAATCGCGTGAACTCTTTAATAAAGAGTATTTGATCGCCAGTTTTTACGTTTGTAACTTCGTCGCCAACACTAACAACCTTTGCTCGCCAACCGTACCAGCGGGACGTTTCGGGGATAACAATACCACCCTGAATTTCATCGGGCATTTCGCGGTCAATTAGCACCAAGCCACGTAGGGGTTTGAAGTTTATCATTTATCCTCCGTACAACAATAAGTTACAACACCAATAGGAGGAAAGGGTGTATCAGTTCTTACTGTAGTCCAATATGGTTGCGTATAATCTGGATACCTTTTCCACCACGGCCAGACTTCCCTTTCAATTATTACTGGCGCACCGGGAACGGTAACAATTTTCTCGTTAAATAATTCGTTTAGTTGCTTCCGTAATTCTTGCGCCTCGGCTATTGTCAACTTAAAATCCCTAACACCTATCGCTATATCAATTCCTTTTAGTTCTACTTTCATTCTTTCTCCATGCTTTTTCTTTTTCTAATCACATAACTATTTGTATATACATCTTCTAGCTTTAAATAACATAACAATCTATCTATTTTAGAATTTAATTTTAATATTTCATTCCAGTTTGTCATTGATTTTTGATCAAGAGTTTTAATATCGTTACCTACTAATCTTCTTAACTCTTTATCTTTACAGTTTATGTTCATTATTTATCCTCCATGCTTTTTACATTCAGGCGAATATCGCCAATCATGTTTATGATCTCCGCAAATGCGTTTGCTTTGCCAACTTGTATTCCGTTGGTAAAAGAATCTCCGGTGATACGAGATATGGAATTGTAACCCTTAAACTTATCGTGTATCTGCTTTTCAATTAATTTCATGCCCGGTTCATTTATCACCATCGCAATTAACTTTAGATCACCGATTTCTATTTTCATTTTTCTCCTTATTTAATATCCGCCAGAGCGAGATATCGGTTCAAACACTTTCGGTTCTTTAACATGGTCACCAAGATACTTGGCACCGGCACAGGCAAAGTATTCCGTATCGTCAATGGCGTGGTCGTTCTTCCCCTGTTTAGTTTCATATGGATTATGTTTCTCGTTCCCAAACGCCCTCGTCTGGGTAATACACCTTTCCCATTCAAAACGCCACTTGACACACTTCCGTGATATATACATTCGTGGTGCGCCCAACTTTCCCGTTACCATGTGCGCCCGTTGTGGGTCAATTTTCAAACATGCCCTCATGTTTTGCGCCCTTGCTTCCTGCCCCAACTTTGTACTTTCGCAAACCGCCAGACCGTTGATATGAAAGAAGAAGCTTATCGGTCTGCCCGACCCACCAGCATTTTGAAAACTGTGCCAGTCAAGCCACGTCCGAACGTAGTGTTGGCGTTTAACGACTTCTTCGTAAAGATCATAGGTCATGCCGCTTTCTTTGTCGGTCATCTTCTTGACCAACTTACGCTCATTACCACAAAATTCTATAATCGCCGGTGCGTGTTCAACGGCATCTTTCCCGGCAATGTAGTATTCGTCATACCTGAAAAAATCTCCCGCAGGATTAACTGCCCACAGTCCACAAGATGTAGGATTACTCACGCCATAATCCATACTGCGATAATGTGTCCACCCCTTATCTTTAATGTCATCATACGTCCAATCCACAAAGTGAATTTCAGGTCGCACTTCGGGATAGAACAGTCCACTCAACTGATCGGCAATGCCGTAGTATCTCGCCTGACCATCGCGTATCGCTTCCTGGTCGCCCACCTGTTTAGGAATTAACACGAGTTCATTATAAGCCTTTACCTTTTCTGCCTTGGAAAATATGTGGTCGGGTACATCTTCCACGGATATACGAGAACGTAGCACCTTGTGTCCCCTCGTGTTATGCCCCGTCCAGATGTCATAGAGAAATGAATTTGTCCCACTATCCACTCGCCCTTCAACCTTATGTGGCGTGTACGATATATCCCACCAGACACCGCCAACAGTTCGCCCTCGTTGATTCAGTTCGTTGTAAAAACTCAACGGCACAGTTTCATCAGCAAGAAGTTCGGAAGCTACGATACCAGAACATACGCTCGCCGGTTGCTCGTAAGTGTACATCATAATTTTACTGCCACATTTTAGTTGCACACGAGGGTGTCTGTCCCATGCCGGTTCGCGTGTGCCACCCAACTGGATAGAACGATACTCGCCAAGTTCATTCGCCGGTATCCACTTCTGTAATTCCGGCCACACGATGTCCTTTAATTTGCCCTTATCGTAAGCAAGCACCACGAGTGTTTTGGGGCCTTGCCAGTCCCTAAACTTAATGCCGTTTTGAAACACTTGCCACTTCGGATCGCAGGGAATAATTTTCAGAAGCTTTTTAACGATAGCGTGGCAGGTTTTACCAACGCGGTTCGGGGAACAGCAAATGCAGATAGTATGTTCGTCGTCGTTGAGCCAGTCAGCAGATGATACTAAGTCAAACCCGCAATCATAACCTTTTCTCGCCTTGCCATGTGGGGCGAAGAAACTAAGTTCGTTTTCCATCTTCCGACGTTCAAGTTGTTTTAGTTTCTTTTCAAGAACGGGATTATCACGAATCTGATCGTAGGTGGCGGAAATACATTCATTTCCTAGCCACAGTTCATAAACTTTTAATTGACCTTCTTGTTCCATATCAACGTGCGATCAGATCGCCCTTATACGACATTAATCCCGCCGCCATGTGGTACAAAGGCGCATCCCAGTCAACCCATATATCTACACCATACTTGCGACATTCTGAAAAGAAAAAAAAGTCTTCGGTTTGAAGTTCGGTAGCTTTGCCATCTTTATCAACCAGTACCATTTCGCGTCCAAAGAACCACGGTTCAGGTATCTTGTCAAAAACATCCATGCGAAAACAAAGCATCTCGCCACCATTGGCGGCAACTTTTTCAAGACCGTGGTGTTCTGTCGGATTTTGGATAATGTGATATTTATTTTTATCCGGCGACCACGTATCAGCAACGTGGCATTGAAACGGTGAATATCTTCCTTTTGCCCACCCACCTATCACAGGTTTATCATGTGCAATTAGTTTTTTAACTGTATCTGATTCCCACGCCACATCATTAGAAATCCAAATCATATAGTCTGCCTTGAGTTCGCGTGAACGAAGCACCATCTCATGCAGAGCCTTCGCAACCCATTTGGCTTTTGAGATCAGAATTGGCGGACGTTCACCCGGCCAGTTAGTAGCATGAAGCGACGTGGCGAAATTTACGCAACATAGGTCGTTCATACTCGGACACGCAAGCACAATCTTTTTTTTCTTCTCAAATATATTCATTTTGCATCTCCCAATACTTTAGCTTCAACCTCTATCGGTTCGTCTTGCTCAACATCAACTTCTTTCGGTTTAATATGTTTTTTAATCTGAAATATCAAAGACATCGTGTCCACGTCATCTTCCTTCTCCCTCGGCCTTATCTGCGCCGTAGCCATCTCCGCCACTTCCATGAGGTTACGAGCAGATTGCGCCTTCTTGTCCTCGTGCATTTTATCAGGGTTAATCCGCATCAACGTCTCAAACACCTTGCGTTCGGCCAGTCCCACAATGCTCATGTTGCGTCCTAACTGCGCCGCCTCCACAATGTCGCGGTTCTTTCTACAAGCAAGTGCAATATAAGACTTACTAATTCCCGCCATGAGTTCCACTTGACTTCTAGGATACATAGAAGCAAGCAATGCTATGAGTCTTAATTTTCTTTTCGGTTCCATCTCCGCCACTTCCTCTTTGAGTTTTCCCATGTCCATGAGAATTGAGAGGTCGTTATATGGAACAATGTTTTCTTTTCGGGCGGGGAAATTGATTTTCTTAGAGCTGGGTCGTCCGGGCATTAGATGTCTCCGTAAAGATATTGCAGAATCCAGATATACCATTTAGGGTTATGGTTTCTATCCCTTTTCTTTTTCATTCCCGCAATATAATTTATTTTGCGACACAATGCAAGATAAATCTTTTATTATTTTTTGCGCCGAAAAATCACCCCAAAAGATTTATGAAAATAGTTCTTGCATATTTTTGCGTTTAAGTTTATATTGCTTGCATGAGTTCAAGAAGTAATGTTTTAACCAACCATTTTTAACCCCCGTCGTGGCCTAAGACTGCTCGTGAATTAAATCACGTACATTGCCTTTTGGACTCAACACGGCGGGGGTGTTCTTTTTAATATATGAACCATGTTGATTTATTTTCAGGCATTGGTGGTTTCGCTTATGCCGCCAAACAAATATGGGAAAACGAATACCACAATGTTTGCTTCTGTGATAATAACAAATATACACAACAAGACATTAAATTAAGATTTGGAAAGGAGAGCTTGATTTATGACGACATCCGTGAACTCACAAGGGAAAAACTTATTGCCGACACCGACAAGCGTAGACCACAAAAGCAGGGGACCGAACAGCAAGCAAATGGGGATAGACAATTACTTGAAATTGACCTCCTCACAGGTGGGTTCCCCTGCCAACCCTTCTCTTGTGCAGGACAACAACGAGGCACAACAGATGACCGTTTCCTCTGGCCGGAAATGCTCCGAATTATTAAAGAACTCAAACCCCGTTGGATTATTGGCGAAAATGTTACTGGAATCCTCGGTATGGCACAGCAACAAGGTGAGTCTGAAATGGACGGCGAAACAGATAATGATGGGGACGGAGACGACATCGCAGAAACAAATGGGATTATTTGGGGAATCATCAACGATATTGAACAAGCGGGTTATGATGTCCAAACATTTGTTATTCCTGCTTGTGCCGTCAACGCCCCACACAGACGAAGTAGGGTGTGGATTGTTGCCTACAGTAACAGCAACAGATCACATGGGAGGGGGAACGACAGTAACCTACAACAAAGGGAGTTGGGTAAGAACGAGTCAAACGACGGGAACGAGATTCGGGGCGAAGTTGAATCAGGTGATTCCGTTATTGGCAACTCCAAATACAATGGACTCAATGTCTCCCAAAACACAGAAAGCAATAATCAAAGAAGCAACAATAACTCGCAAAGGCAGAACGAAGATGAGCAATCTGCGAGATCAGATTTACCACGGAATAATGTTACCAACACCTTGCTCGGCAGACAATCGGGACAGAGGCAACCTCAACAATCCGGCAATTCAACGAAGAATGGAAAAGGGGAAATCAATAGAATTAAGTATGATAGAGAACTCCCTGCCACCAATTCTCAATACTCCGAAATCGGGGGATTGGAGAAGTTGGAAACAAAAAAAGAATTTTGCAAACTGCGTTCATGTTCAGATTGGACACAAAACTGGCTTGAAGTTGCAACCAGCCTTTGTGGAGTGGATGATGGGCTTCCCGCGGAACTGGACGGACTTAAATTATCCAAATCAGGACATCGGGTGGAACGGTTGAAGGCACTTGGAAATGCCATAGTTCCAAAAGTTGTAATGGAAATTATGAAGGCAATAAAAATAATAGACGAACTGCCCATGAAATAACGAGGTAACAAATGAATAAATATGTTTGCAATAGACGAGATATTTGCCATAATGATAAATGTAATTTTTATCTTGGTATTTATCCAAAAAATATAGGAATAGCAATAAGGGCTTGTGGCGAAATTTGTTATTGCGATGTTGCCCTTATACAAGCCAGAATACCATACAAACTTATACCCAAACGAGGTAACAAATGCCAAATCAGTTAGCAACAGAAAAAGCACTTATCGGAGCCATTCTCCAAGAACCTGATCGCGTCATTCCGTTTTGTATTAAAAAGAAACTGACAAAAGAATCTTTTACAGACATAAACATGCGCAATGCTTACAGAGGCGCGCTTTATCTCACAGAACAAAATCAACCAATAGATTCCATAACCCTCGCCGCCTTACTTAAAACAGAATCAACTTGGATCGCTAGTTGCCTTGATAATTCCGAATGGCCTTACGCCGAAGCTTACATTGACATTCTCGTCAAAGCGCAAACAAAACGCAAGTTAATGGAATTTCCAGCAAAGATTACGGAAGCCATCAGGAAAGAACAACCTACACAAGATGTCATCCAATCTACTATAACAGATCTTCAATCAATCCAATCGTCCGATTTGTCAATAAACCATGAACTTCCGAAAATCGTTGACGCAGAATCACTTACTTCTGAATCTATTCAAGAACCAAACCAAGTAATAGAAGGTGTTCTTCACCGTGGTAGCAAGGCTGTATTTGGTGGGCCTTCAAAAGCCTTCAAATCATGGACTTTACTAGACCTTTGTTTGGCTGTTTCTACAGGAAACGATTGGTTAGGATTCAAAACCACCCCAGGAAAAGTTCTTTATATAAACTTTGAACTTCAAAAATTCGCAGTAACTAAACGAATTAAAGCTATAGCAGAATCAAGAGATTGTGAAATAAACAAAAATTTCCACGTATGGAATCTTCGCGGATTCAGCAGACCACTATCACAACTTATCCCTGAACTCTTAAAACAAATAGAAGGAGAAGAATATTCCCTTATTATTCCAGACCCAATCTACAAAACACTTAGTGGACGTAACGAGAACGATGCCGGTGATATAGGTGCTGTTTGCAACGAAATTGAATCCATGGCAGTTCAAACCGGAGCCGCCGTAGCTTTCGGCGCACATTTCGCCAAAGGTAATGCATCTGGTAAGGAACATATTGACCGTGTATCCGGTTCTGGAGTCTGGTCACGTGACCCAGACAGTATTATAACAGCCACTTCGCACGAAATGGAAGGTTGTTTTTCAGTAGAAATGACCTTACGTAACTTTCCTCCTCCTGACCCGTTCGTTATCCGATGGGAATACCCTCAAATGCGTCGTGATGACGACCTTGACCCTAAAGCTCTAAAACAACCACGTAACGGTCGCACCCCAGAACACTCGGTTTCCGACATTTTAGAGCACCTTTCAGAACCCATGACAGTATCCACATGGCAAAAAGCGTGTAAAAGTGAATCCGGAATCTCCGAAGCCTCGTTTTACCGCCGATTCAAAGAAGCCAAATTCAGCCACGAAGTAGAAAAATCAGGCAATTTATGGCATGTTGTATCATAATTTCATTAATTTACTCTCATAACTATCACAACTATCAAATCACTTCTGATAGTTTTGACAGTTACTAATCTTATTTACTATCACAACCCTTATAGGGTGTGATAGTGATAGTAACTAGGAGTAACCTTTTCTAAAACCTGTACTTTTACTATCACCAGAAATCTCACTACCCCAAAAATTCCGCAGATGACATATATATACGTACGTAGGTATGCCGGCATCGGGCAATCGGGCATGGCATACACCCTCCCCATTGCATTTATCACAACATTATCGTCATAATGTTCCGTCGTTTATCATCGTACTTTTATATGTGATTGTATATCAATATATTATGTAATCGTGTTAGTAGACATACCTGTTATTATGCGACGTTACCCTATCAATATGCAGTAATATCAGGGTATTTGATGATATGGACAATGGCTATGTAATCCTACAGGCGGGCAAGGGGAAACATGTGCATATTTGAAGTATGTCAAAACTTATATCCTTATCTATCAAATAACGCAATAATGGATAATCAACAGGACAATGCCGATATAAAACATGGTCTAAAATGCGCTATACGCCGACATCGTGAGTTGGTGCATACATTATCATTGCCTATGTTTTCGCAAGGATGTAGGCGATTGGCGAAAGTGAGAAAAAAATAACTCAAGTGTCTACTAGTAAATACCACAGGTTGTATATGTGGATGACATGACCACTAGATATTGACACCGTAAATCTTGGCATAGCAAATGCTTATATATATATACCGTGATAAACAAAAACCATAAACAAGCGGAGGGTAAAATAATGGATAGACAAATAAAACGATTGCAAAAAGCCATTGATGAACTGATTAAAATACACGACGATGGAAAGGGATCAGACGCAACACAAAGAGCTATTGACTCGTTAAATCATGAGATTTCATCACGCGAAAATAATCAAAAATAAACATTGACAATATTACAAAATAATATAATCTATTATTAACGATAGAGATTAATAATTAATTTTGTTCGCGCATTGGTTGTATTCGCAGATGAGCCAAACGGACAAGCGGTAGAACGGATTATATATAAATAACAAACTGGCCGGGCGGGATCCCGGAAGCAAGGAGGGAATAAAGATGAATGACGCAGAATATGAACAGAACGAACGGAAACGATTAAACGCGCAAATTGCGCTGGTTGAAACAGCTCCATTGAGCGAAAGACGGATTGTCCGGGCGGAATGGTTTGAAGCTTTGACGGATGTAAAATTGATCCGGGAACGGATTAACTGGTTACTTGCCGGCAACTACGGCAAGGGCGCATATGATGCCGCCTGGAGCATAAAGAACGCCAAGCGCGGCAATAGAATAGCGGCAATCGCTCAACTATTGGCCGCCGTTGAATGGCAATGCCCGGCGAACTTTGCGCGGGAAGCGTGGAACGGATTAAACAAGGCCGCGCAAAAGGCTATAAACGCCGCAATATTGGATGAAATGGATAAATATCAAATTGAGAATTAACCCCGCGCCCGGCGCAAGTGGAAAGGTGGCGAAAATGGCATAACGCAAACCGAAGATCAAAAAAACAGTAAAAAAACAAACAAAAAATAGGTGGTAAAATGAAACGATATCAATTATTTAGCGAATACTGCGACCGAGTATTATGGGGCAATGATTTGGTGGATGCTTTAATCCGCCAGAAAAAAATCCAGAAAAGCGGAAAAGTTGAAAACAATAAACACGTTCCGGGGGAAATCGTGGAAATTAAATCAGTCGTTGGAACACGCGACACAACCGGATCACGGCGCGGAAACTGGGAATATGAGTCTGCGATTTGCGAAACCGAATCCGGACAATTTATTGAGATAGATGGGCGGATTGTCGGTGGATTGCAATAACAGGCCGAAACGCTCGCCAGAGTATGGCCAGAGTTGCCCTTAATAATCATATATTGTGCAACCATATTCCGGCGGCGTCTGGCGGTAAAATGCCGCCACTGATGAAGGCCAGGAAGCCGGAAGGGGATTAGAAACATGAAACTATATTATCATAAGACGGACGGCGGAGCGGAATACTTGACGGATAAATTTATTGCATGGAAACATAACGGCAAGAGCGGCAAAGAGGGAATTTTTGAAGGCGCGAATTATATTGTTCGGATTGATGGCGACATTACAAAAGACGCTGAATTGACTATCCGCGACAACGGGAGATTGCGGCTGGTGCAACCAACATAAATGTCATCGGGAGTGTGCCAACCGCATGGATCGATTACGCCGGCCTAGAGCGCAACAAAAATATGTATGCAAGGGCGCAAGAGGTGGCGCGCAAAAATTTGGCCGCAAAATATGAGGGCAAATTGTACACACGCGATGGGGCGCGATTTGTACGAGTTGCTTAATTGCCCGGGTGGGGCGCGCATACCTGGCACGCGCAAAACTTAAAAATAAACCAAATAAGGAGGGCGGGAATATGAAAATAAAAGTTGATACGATAACACAATCGGACGGAAGCAAAAACTACGATGTTGTTTTAACACAAGGGAGAAACGTCATTCGTCTAGCAACTAACGCAAAAAACGAAGACGACGCAATCAGAGACGCAAGAGAAATTTCCTTGGCAATCATGGGAACTCTTGAAGATGTTGACGATTCGCTTATCAAATAACACCCGCGCCCGGCTGAAACGGGCAACTAAATGGAGAGAAAAAATCATGAAAAAAATATATAAATTACCGTTTAGCAAAGTGCTGATAATTGGCTGGACGGTCTATAAAAATATGCTTGGCAAAGTATTAAAACGCAAGTTTTTTATACAGATTAAAAGCATTTATTGTCTGGATTGCTGGTGATAATTCAACAGGCCGAAACGCCAGCCGGGATCATGTACCCGGCGGCGTCTATCCGCAAAATGCGGGTACTGATGAAGGCCAGGAAGCCGGATGGAAGGTAAAAAATATGAACAAAACACTAAAAGCAATCGCTAAAGAAATGAAAGCGTTATTAAAATCAGAGCAGAAATGTTCCGGCTTCGGAGATAATCTTGCCGAACATAGTTATGAGCAGGGCATGAATGACGCAATCAGTATTGTGCAAGGTTATATGGATACACAATCCCGCGACGACATTCGGCAGGGGAGGAATGAGATATGAAAACAGAATCAAAACACACGCCGGGGAAATGGATTGCGCAACATCGGCACATCACGGTCAATCATCCAAATGGCGAACATGGATATATGCTTGCTATTGCCGATTTTGAGGATATTGACAATGAGCAAGGCGTTAAAAATTGTCAGTTATGCGCCGCCGCGCCGGATATGCTGGAGGCGTTAAAATATTGCGTAAAATATCTGCAATCTGATCCGCAAAAAAGAGACGGCGGAAGCTGGGAGTTGACAAAAGCACAGGCCGCAATCACCCAGGCAACCGGATATGAGCAAGCGAAAACCACACAACGACGAATCTGGATATATTGCCGAAAAAATATTTAGGCCAAGCAAATAAACAACAAAACAAGGAGCAAGCAACATGAAAAAAATAACATTCAACATATGGGATCCACTCAGAATCGTAATAGCGGTAATTACAATAATTGTATTGTTGATCCAAATTTTATTTTATGATGATTATGCTTTGATTCCGTGGCTTATTTGGGGGATAATCATGCTAACCATATTTGGGATTATAGTTTATACCGCAATTAAATACAGGAAGTAAGTTTCAATCTTGTCAGTCTTTTAATATACCAGAAAGGAGGTGATTAAAATGATTAACAAATTAGAGGGTGAACAGAAAACCGTAATTTGTAAATATGCAAATAGCAAAAAAGCATGCGAAAAATGCTCTCATGCTATTCCGCATATTAAAAACTGCGGCTGTATGTTGCCCACCGAAGTTTGCAGAGAACTAGGTTGCACTTCGGCAGATGAGAAGTCGTAAAGAGACTTCGGGGATCGCTCCAAATGGGGTGATCCCTTTTCTGATAAACACGATAGATTTTTTACTCAAAAATGTCAATAAGGAAATAAATGTGAAAACAGTTAATATAATTTGGGAAAAGAAAACTGGATTTTGGCTTTGCACAATACGCGATAGAAAAGGCCGTGCAGAATGTCATACTTGGAAACCAACTATTGAAAATGCCTGGCAATGGATATTTGAGCATTTAATCAGGTTTGATGAATTCAGAAAGATTGCAAAAAACAAAATGACGGTTACAATGCTGATCAAGGCTACCCATGGGGAAGATGTTTTCTAAACGCTGATTCAGAAGGGACGGCGAAAGTTTTCCCAACGGATAAAACCAAAATGAAACGAAAATGAACCAAAAACAGGGGTAAATCACCCCGAAAGGACAAAAATCATGTTTAAAGCAGGCCATAAACTCTCTACAATGCCTCGTAAGCAAATTAAGCTTACGAATTTGACAGTGTTACAACTGGAAGAACTAAAAACCATACGAAGATACACCCCCCGGTATGAAAACCTCGCAAAACGTGTGTTTTCTGGCAGGTCAAGGGGGGCAGCAATAAAATTGGCATGTTTGCAATGCTGTTGTTGGCAACGCAACGAGGTAAGAGATTGCACGATAGGGGGATGCGCTCTACATCAATACCGGCCATATCAAGAGAAAGGGGAAAAGGTGGGTAAAAATGAATGATGAATTTCACGAATGTGAAGTAGTCAAGGATAGCGAATTTTCTTGTTATGTGTATCCATACAATCTGTGTTATGAACTTATGTGGAAAATGTTTGGGTTAAGTATGATTATTCGCGACGGATTTTACGGAATATTAGAAAGGGAAGCGTTTTGCGCTCATCAATTAGTGGCAAATTATCTCTGTCATCATAGAAAAGAACGATTGGAATGGTTTAAATTAATGTCCGAAAATAAAGTTCCAAGATATTTTGATATACTAACTAAAGCGGAAGAAGAATAAAAGGAAGATAACAATGAAAACCAAACTACTTAAAACTAACGGTAAATGCCCAAATTGCCACCGGCAGACTTTGGTAAAAGATACTGTCTTTGGAGATCAGGTTTGCGTATCGTGTGCATGGTGGAGCGGAGATCACCGGAAAAGTCCGGATACAAACTTGGCGTATAAGGCAACCAAGTTGAACATGGACAAACTCAATAAAATCCAAGCTGATATGGGGAAGGCAATGGCAAACAAGATATGGGGCAGTAAGCAAGCGTTGAAATTTGTTCATAAAATATATGGTATAAACGAGGTTTTACAATGAAACTTTGTAAGCAATGTACTAAAAGGATGAATAAGGCGTGGAAAATACGCTGTGAAACTGGGAAAAGAAATAGTTATCTTTGCCGGAAATGTACAAAAAAGTTTATTGAAGAAGCAAAACCAATTTACGGATCATGCAAGTTTTTGAAAACATGGAAACCGAAGCCACTGCCAGATTATATGAAATCAGATACAAAGTGGTTTTTACCGAATGGTTCTTCTGTTACATTTTACAATCCCAAGAAGCTAGTAAAATTCACCGCAACATTACTCAATGGAAAGGACGCGATATGAATGTTAATGAGTTGCCGTTAAGCGTTCGTGCTGGTAATGCGTTATCTAATGCAAATATTCATACGATTGCCGAGTTGTTGAATTATGATTGGATGAAGTTATCAAGTCAACGAAATGCGGGCGCAAAAACAATCGCCGAATTAGCCCAGCAACTAATTAATATTTGTAAACAAGATGTATTGGTTCATTCTAAGAATTATGATTGGGAATTTGCAAAATGGCAAAGAACTGACATGAAGAAAAAATATCACAAAATGAAACGACAACTGAATAATATCCAGTTAATTCTTAATAATTCACTATAAAACAAAGGGGTAAAATGACAACCGAAACTCACAGAAAACGCCACGAAGAATTACACAAACACCTTGACGAGCTGGTGGCAGATATGATTATCCAATGCCCCGGAACATTGCCAAGTAAAACGACAATACTGGAACTTATGCAATGGAGCCATCAGCAAACCGTTGAACCAAACAATAAAAAGGAAGGTGAAATATGATAAGTGAAATTATGATAGTCGCGTTGACTTTACATGCAGAAGCATCCGGTGAACCTCATGCCGGTAAAGTCATGGTTGCCGAAGTGATTGCGAACCGTGCCGTAGATAGAATACAGTCAAAGAAATTTGTATGCCTGTCAAAAAATCAATTCTCATGCTGGAATGGCGATAATGGCAAGAAACTTAAACGCTCTCTGAAATCATTGGAAAAACAAAATAGCTCCGCATGGCAAGACTGCAAGACTATTGCCAAAGAAATCTGCAAGCACGGATATAAACCAGTCAGTCCGGCACAGTATTATTATAACCCGTCCTTGTGCTCCCCGTCTTGGGCGCAAAAATTGACGGTCTGCGCCAAGGTTGGAGGGCATATTTTTTTACGAAATAATATTTGAAAATAATTGTTGACAATAATCAAAAATAATATATTGTTGTATTTTGAAAGGAAAAATACTATGACAAAACAAAAACAAAAAACGATAAAAGTTAGCGTGAACGTTCCTGAAGTGTGGCTCAATATGATTGATGAACGGGCAACACGTGAGTTCGTAACCCGCAGTCAGGCGATCAAGTATGCCTTACACGCATATTGCTTTCCACGGTCAAAGGGAAAGACAGTTGACAACAGACCGCAAACCGAAGTGTAATAAAACAGTAACAATTAAATCAATAGGAGAATAAAATGACCATTGAAAAATCATGTTTATTCTGTATCCACTTTAGTTTTGATATGGGAGAAGCAGGATATAGCGAATATACTCCGGGAAGCGACGCTAGGTTTTCTTGTTATAAAAGTCACTGGGAAGACATAGACAATCAAGGAGGAAACAATGTAGAGGATTTTGTAAAGGCTATTGAGACAGCAAAAACATGTTCTGATTTTGTAAAAAAAACGCAGTTAAACAATTAAATCAACGGAGGGGGAATTAAATGAACGAGAAAAATATAACGAACGAAGTAACTTTGTATGATAAAATTCAAGACCCAATTCAGGCTATTGAAAAACTTGGTGAATGGATAAGCAAGTCTGGTTTGTTTGGGTGCGACAAAATTGAACAAGGTATGGTGCTGGCAATGACCAGTTTGGCGGAACGCAGACCTATCACGGAAATCTGCCGCCGTTTTCATATTGTTAAGGGGAAATTATCTATGCGAGCCGACGCTATGCTTGCTGATTTTAACTCCCGTGGCGGACGGCACAAGTGGATTAAATCAGACGATAAGGAAGCGATCTTGTCATTGACTTATCAGGATTTCCAAAACTTTGAAGTTAAATATACCATTAAGGATGCAGAACGGCAGGAACTTTGTGGCAAAGACGGTGGAATACTTCCTTTCCAGAAAGGACTAGGTTCATGGCAGAAGATTCCCGAAGCTATGTTACGAGCTAGGGTTACTTCTAAAGCAATCCGAATGGTTGCGCCGGAGATTGTAGCTGGTATTTATACACCAGAAGAAACAGAGGATTTTACTAAACCAAGTTATTCTGTTGCTTCGGTTGTATCAAAACCAATCACGATTGAAGCTCATGTTGAGGAAGTAAAGCCAATAGATATTGAAGCTGATAAAGCCGATACGCAACGGAAACTTAAAAAAGAAACTACGGTTTAATATGGACAAGGTAAAATTTGAGTCAACCAAAGCGCACCAGCGTTACAAAACCGCTGACGGAGAAAACGTTCCCGGAGCAACAACGGTGTTAGGAATACTTAATAAACCTGCGCTGCTTGCTTGGGCTTGGGGGCTTGGAATAAAAGGCGAAGATTTCCGTAAAGTAAAAGACAAAGCCGCTGACATTGGCACGATTGCCCACTGGCTTATTGAGTTGCACTTAAAAGGACTTGAACCAGATGTTAGTAATTTTGCGCCAGCAGATTTAGCCAAGGCTGAAAATGCCGTCATAAAATTTATGTCATGGTGGGATACTAATAAGTTTCAATTCGTTGCTTCTGAACAGCAATACGTCAGCGATAAAGATGGCTATGGTGGAACTCTTGATATTATCGCTACGGTTAATGGCGATCTGTGTCTTATAGACTTAAAGACAAGCAAGGGTATTTACGATGAGTATTGGTTTCAGTTGGCGGCATACGCAGAATTACATAACCAAAATAGGCTTTGTGCGCCATTTAAACGAATGATTATTTGTCGTATAGGAAAGGAAGAAGATAGCAATGATTTTGAAATCCAAGAAAAGCAAAGTCTATCTTGGGAGTTAGATGTGTTCAAAAAGTGCCTTGCATTATACAAGGCTTTAAAAACAAAAAACAAAGGAGAATAAGTTATGCCAATTCATCACACGTTCAACGATGAGGACAATCGCCCAGACTTCGTGGAAGCAGGAGTATATCCGGCGACCATAATTGAAGCTGAGGAAAAACTCAGCAAGTCAAGTGGTAACGAAATGATTGAATTGCGGTGGCGTTTAGACTCTCCTGCGCCACTTGTTTTTGACTACTTGACCTTTGGCGAAAAGATGGGATGGAAAGTTGATACATTCCTGAAATCAACTGGCACACAACCTGAAAAAGGCAAAGAAGTTGAGATTGAAGCGGAGAAACTTGTTGGTATTCGTGCCTTCGTTCAGTTGGCTGTGGAAGATGATAACCGAGGTGGGAAACGCAATAAAGTGGCAAAGTATATAACCGATAAGGGGCAACCTCCTGCATTGCCGTTCTAACTATGAAGTATGTATTCAAAAACCGTAACTGTGAACCCCGTCCCGTCCAATCCGGGGCGGGGGCTGTGCTAGGCAAAATTAATCCTGATGATTTATTGCATATTAGGGTAGATTCACGCGAGCAGTTGCCCGTTGATTTCGATAGTGATTACGTCAAGGTAACGCGAGGATGTATTCCCTGTTTTGATTATGCTCTTGAAGGCGATCAGGACAATTTCGCTTTAGAACGTAAATCATTACAGGACTTTATCCAGTCTGTTTGCCTTCAAAAGAATTGGATACGTGAATTATACAAGATAGAAAAGGCAAAAACGTGGGGATTGCCTATTGTATATATTCTTGAATTTAGCCGAAGCGATATAATGAGATATGATTATTCTATCTTTTCTAGCGGTGCAATAACGAGTCAATTTGTACGCCGAAGAGTGGCACAAATGACACACGATTATAACGTCCACATGGAATTTTGCGAAGACCGGGAAGGTGCGGCTTATGAAATTTGTCTTCAACTTAAACGCCGCAAAGAATCCATTAAATTAAGCGCAATGAAGGTTTCCGATGAATGACCTATTTCCGCCCAAAGACCGTGTTCTGGAAGAACAGCAACAGCAGGAACGCAACGAGGCAATGGTAAGTCATTGGGGCAATCATGGTGATATTATTACTGAAACCGATATGCTACTTTGGAAACAACGGCGTATTAAATTGGAAAAAGAAGTGCCTATCAGCGATGAGATGCTTTGGGGTGAGGATAAAAATGAAAGAAAATAAAACATACGGCGACCTACTCGCAAACTATCCCCTGCGCAAGATCAAACGGGGGATGGAGAAACCAAGATTTAAAAAATGCAGTAACAACGCGGTGAAAATAAGGAGGAGATGATGAAAACATTAAAGATCACAAAAGAAAATCGTCAGGAATATGAAAATAAAGAAGTCGTTTTTGACGGACATCTGGAAATTGAAGCAAACTTAGGATGGTTAAAATTTGTTTCCTTAAAAATTTCAGGTTCGATTTTTACGGAGGCTGGCTGTGGCATCAAGGCTGGCTGTGGCATCGAGGCTGGCGAGGGCATCGAGGCTGGCGAGGGCATCGAGGCTGGCTGGGGCATCAAGGCTGGCTGGGGCATCGAGGCTGGCTGTGGCATCAAG